TACAGAAGCGTCTGGACAATCAAAACCTTCATCTAATTTCTTACAAGAATGTAGAGTTTTAATTTGACCAGATATAAAATCTTCTAACATTACTCTTCCTTTCTTTTTGGAAGTTTGTCCTGTATATACATTTTGTCCTCCTTCTATTGCTTCTGCCATATTTACATTATTACTAAATGTAATTATTTTAGAATCACTTCTAGCTTCCATTATTCTTCTAGCTATTTCTAACTTCTTAGGATGGTTATAAATAAAAGATTTTCTGGCTGTCATTGTTTTAATGAATTGGGCTGCATGATAATTGATAGATTGCATTACCTGCTTTTTCATATTTTCATCATTACCCTTATATAGTTCGTCACGATATTTTATTTTATTTTTCCAACCATCTTTACAAACCATTGACATAGCTAATCCAAAATCGTAGTTAAAGAATTCAAAATGTTTTAACCATTCTGAATGTAAGGATTTGTAGTAATCAATATTGTCAACATCAATTAATACTTGGTATTCTTTGTATTGAGATATCCAACCATTGACTAAACATTCTATCGTAGGAATTTCATCTACAACACGACAATATTTTTCTATAATTAAATGTTTTCCATCAAGTCTTTCAATAGTTGCTGTAAGTCCTAATATAATTTTATACTTAACACAGTTAAAGACTTTACTAAATTCATCAGCTCCAGTTCTATGTATTTCATCTATTACTAACAAATCACATTGCCATTTATTTTTAATACAAGTATTGATAATAACAACGTCAACACTAAGCTGGAATCCCCAATCATTAATATGTCCTAACCATTGTTTTTGTAAAGCATCAGTAGGAACAACAACAAGAATCCTAAACTGCGGATATTTCTTTAATAAAGCTTTAATTGCCATTAATGCACAACGAGTTTTCGGTATTTGTTATCATGCAACTTTTTATTTGCATTTCTATGATTTCTTTTTTATCATAGCCCCGCGTACGTTTTCACCCACTTATTTCAGTTGGGGTGCCAGACACTCTTGGAGAGATTATATTTATTCACTCTCTACGCTGTACGGTGATTCAGAACCTTTCGCCATTTCTGAATTTACCACGGCATTAGCTTCACAGCTTTCACCGTTTTTGCCCAGTAATAATTCATTCCATTCCTGAAGTGAACGGCTTCCTTGTTTAAAAAATTGATATAATTTATATTTTCTATCTAAATAGATGTTACAATTATCATAAATATAATTAATAAACTTTATTCCATTTTCTTTATCAAATTCAATATATTCAGTATTATTTTTCCATCTTTTGTCTTTTCCAAATCTTCCACTTAATTGAGAATATTCTAATATTTTAGTTAAAAACTCATGTGTTCCTATTATTTGAATATGTGGATTTACACAAGTTTTTAATAGATATCTAGAAAAACTACCATCTCCATCAAAATATCCTCTAATAAAATGGCGAATTAAATGGTCATATTTAAAAATTAAAAAATTTGGAAATTCCAAAGTTAAAGACTTATTTGGAGTACATCCATAGGAATTTAAAATATTCCATAAATGTTTATTTGAAACATACCAACGACATCTTTCAAAACATTTATCTCCACACTTAGAATTACTTATTTTTACATGATTTTTATCTTTATGTTTCATAAATTTATTAAATTTCTCCAAATGTTCTTTATCAGAACTTTTTAAAGAAATTTCAAAAATAAATTTATTAGCATCAATATACCCATCAGCGTAAATAAATCCTAACCAATAAGCCTTTTCTTCAGAATCAATTAAATCAAATACTGATTCATCAAATTTTACTTCATTTTGTCTATTAACTATTTCTACTCCTAACTTTTTAAATCTATTAGTTAGAATACTTCTACTTATCTCATATTTTTCTGACATCTTAGTTAAAGAAATTCCTGTTTCTAGGTATTCTTTAGCTAATTCTTCCCAATCAATATTATCGTAATTTTTCATATTACAATAATATCAATTTTTCATATCCTGTCAAAAAACTTTCGTATCCGGTAAAAGTTAAATTATGTTAATTTTTTAGAAACCATAACCCGTAGCACCTACAATTGTTCCTTTACCTTTTGATGCTAACCAACGTTTAACTGATACTTGTTGTCGTTCCGTTCGAGTCATTCTAATTAATCATTTAATCCAATTCCTCTGTTGCGAGCAACAAGTTCTATTTGCTTTTGAAGCTTTCTCCAACTATAAATATGACCATCTACCTCACGTTGGAAACGCAGCAATACCTTATTTCTAAGAGTAACTAGCTGCTCAGTTGTCATATCAGAATACTTCTGTTTCTTAGGAAGTATAAGAATAGCTCTCATTTCATGATAAGACAATCCCTTCTCACTAAACTTGAGGTTTAGTTTCTCAGGTAGATGAAGCTTCTCTTTAGCAATTCTCAATCTATCAGCATTAGAATTGCCTTTAAGTTCATTCTCTTCAGCTTTAGTGAACCAAAGTCCCATCTTAGTAATAAATGTCATTGTTAAATGTTGCTTATTAAAAGCACCAAGATAATCAAGACATCCATCCATTACATCTGAGATTTTAACATCATTAAATTCAGAAGGAAGATTCTGAGTTATTTCAGTAATTGGACAATCATCAATCTCTGGGTTGTTTCCCTTAAATTCTCTAAGAGCAATCCAAAGAGACTTTCTACGGATATCATTTCTTCCATCCTTTAGATAACTATTCTCATAATATCTAAGTAGTAACTCAACATTACACTTATTCATTTGATCAGTTACCTCGTCCAATACATTATAACGACCAAGATTCTTAGGATCCTCATTGTGCAGCATCTTTTCACAGTGTTCATAACACTTCTTTAATTGTTCTGCTGGCATATCAACAAGTCTAATAGAATCCTGTACATATTTATCTCCTTCCTTTCTCTTTTCACCTTTCCAAACAAATGAAGAGAAGTCGTTCTTTTTAGCACTCAAAGCCTTTTGCAAGGCATCTCCTAATACGTTATTCATTTAAATCTTTCATATAATAATATCTTTTTTAGAATTATCTATTTCCCTTACAAATTTATTAAATACTAAATTAGTAAAGTTATATTTTACGATGGTGTCTAATGTCCTGTCGTAATAAGTATCTACTCCACCAGTAACACTATTATACGTTAAATATCCAATATCTCCTATTTCCGGAATATATGATTCCCAATTAGGCCATACTGTTACCATACAATATTCACATCCGAATGGAGCTTTATCCAAGTTTTTGAATACTAACGTTTGATAATTCATTAAATCTGCTTCTTTTGCAAGAAGTTTACAATGAATTGTCAATGTATTCATTACCAGTGTAACTTATAAGATGGGATAGTATCCAAATCTGTAGGAATTGCATACCATCTACACATGTCCTCTATATGCTCATCATAAAGAGACTCAATAGAGTGACCTGTAATCTTAGACTCCTTACTAATATCTTCGAAAGATGGAAGTCCATATCTGCCTTCATTTTTGTAATAAAACGAAGTAACAGCACTCTTAGCAATACGAAGAGCTTCCTGCATACCTCTATTACAATTCTTAGTAAAACGATACTTTACACCAAGTGACTTACCAATAGTTCCGAAATAAATATTAAATGTCATAAAATTAAACCTAAAATAAATAAAACAATACCACCTACGGAAGCACCGATAATAGTTTTCTTCTGAGTGGATTTAAGACGTTGAATTTTTTTCTCGTCAGACGCAACTTTATTTTTATACGTCTTGATTTCTTCTCCTTGTAGAGAATCTGTCTTAACATAAAGTTGATTCAACTTCTCTAACGAGCTTACTTGTTCTTTAAGTAAGATATTTTCATTACTCAGTTTCTGATGCTCCAATAATACGATAGCCTCTAGTTGAGGCATAGTCACGGAGATACTGTCTTGTGAAAGACTCACTAAAGGAATCAGGCTGAGTGATGATATTAGTAACCCTTTCTTGATAATGTTTCTCATTTGTTATGATTTTTATATGAGTAGAATCAATAGCAGTTCTAATACTGTCTTTCTGATTGTTTAAAGAGTCAATCTTAAGTTCTAACTCAGTAATTTTTTTAAGTAATAATTCATCTTTTGATGACGGTGGAGTAAAATCTGCTACACTAATATAAAACCATATAAATAGTCCTAAAAAGACACATAATATAGCTATAATTATATTCTTATTCATTCTCCTGTATCAAATTTTTCTGGCAACGTTTCTCTACAAAGTTTAACAATTTCTCTATAGTTCTTTTGAAACTCAACCAAGAATTCTTTTAAAGTAATATTAGCTTCCTCATACTTTTTAGCTGTTCTATGGTGAGCTATTCTATTTAAACAATGAGCAAATGATAAACCATATAGAGTAGGTCCAGGTTCTATCTCATATTTACCGGTATCTCTTTTCTTAACTCGCTTATTAAAAGTCAAGTCAAATTTATCAGAGTCATCGGAAATAGGTTTTAGAGTAAAATCAGGTTCTGTTATTACCATATTTGTCAAATACAGCTTTAATGTATTTCTTTACACACCCATTGTACTTTGTTTCATAAGATCTATTCCAATAGTTATTATGATAGTAATCAAGTAAATCTTTAGAATTCCAAGTTGTTAGATAATCTCTAATTTCCTCTTTTCTATAATAATCTCTATTTAAATATCTATCCGATACTTTTATGGAATAATGTCTATCTCTTCCATATTTAATAATTGTAAAAGGAATATTGTATATTTCTAATTGTTCTGCTAAACAATAAGCTACAAAACAACAACCTCCACAATTAATATTATATTTGTAATTTAACTCTTCACAAAGTGCATTGATGCGTTTAAATAACTCTTTTTTGCTCATTTATTTCGTGAACCAGGCTTAGTATGTATATGACCACTTTCCTTATTCATTCCACCACGAGCTTCCCAAGCTTTAATTCTTGCTTCTAGATTAGCAAGTCTCTTCTTCATCTTCATCTTCTACCTCCTTTGATACAAAAATACCCAGTTCATACTCAATTCCATCCAGATATTCAGGATTGTGTTTACGAACACCATCAAGATCCATCAGAATCATTTCAGATACACGATCAAATTCATCATCTACAGTGTCAAGAGTCTTAATCAAACTATTCCATACCTTAGTTAGGAAACGATACTTCTTAAGATTAGCATTAAGCTTAGCCTTCATAAAAGCAATATTGCTACCAATCTCTTCATCGAAAGCATCTGTCAGACAAGGCTGTGAAATACCTGTACCTACAATAAGTTCACCTGGAGCATAATGTCCATCCTCAGTTTCTACGGTTTTATGAAGTGATTCTAAAAGGTCAGCAGTTGCATTATGTTTTTCAACAATGCGACCAACCATCTTGTAAACATCTTCTACACAAACTTTGGTAATCTTGTTACCCTCACGTACCGTTTTGATCGGAAATTTTACATTTGTCATAATACAAAAATATTTAATTTAAATTATTAATAGATGTAGAAGTATTAATTTACCTCTACTTGTTATTACTAAATCGGATATTTTCTACAATAAATATATCTACAATCTATATTTTATCATAGTTAATTTCTGTTAAATTTAAACGTTTTAGATAATTAATTTCTTCTTCATCTGTAGCTGTTTGAATTTGATAATTCAATAATTGTTTTGCTACAGACATCATATACTCATACTCTTCCATATAATGGGGTTGAGACATCCACCAATTTTGTGGAATCCACTCTAAAAATTGTTTAAATCTAATAGCAAATGTTTCTGAAGATACTAGTCTATTATCTTTAATAGGATTCTTCTGTATCATAATTCTCCCATCTCTTCTAAAATACAAACTTCACTTGCATGTAATCCATACTTTTTCATTTTCTCTAAAGTTTCATTTTTCTCTTTAGTATGAAAATCAGGAAAATTCCATTTTAATTTATCATAATATCATACTACTTTCATTAGCTGCTAACTTATCTACATAGTTATTCCAAATCATATCCTCATTACCTTCTTTTTGATGCCCATATACATGGCGATAAGTAATAGGATTCTTAACTAGTTTCTGAGTTTCTTCTAATTGCTTTTTAATTCTAGCAATCAATTTTTGATTCTTTTTTGGATTCCATTTAGGATTAAATATACACCCTAAAGCATATTCAGAGTCTGAAACAATTTCTAAAGAATCAATTGGTTTAACAATAGCTCTAAGTCCAGTGTAAATAGCAAACAACTCCATTTGGTTGTTAGTAGTTTCTTTAAAACCTTTAGAAAATTCGTGGACTTTTTTACCATTCTTTAACCAAACAACTCCTAATCCTCCATTACCATTAGCTCTACAAGAACCATCTGTATAAATTTGATAATTAATCATTTTAATATGTATTTATAATAATAATCTCTCCAATTATTAATTCCATGTTTACTTACATAATCAGCAAGTTTTTGAAATTTGTATTTATAATTATTATATTTACTATGTCCTTTAATCCATTTTAAATTATATTATTTATATACTTTATTAACTGCACGTTTATTATCACAATAAACAATGATATTTTCAGTATTATAATGTCTTTTTACATATTTAATTGCCCATATAATAGCAGTTCTTTCATAATAATTTACAGACATTTGTATTTCTTTACATTGTCTTTCTTTATAAATAACATCTGTTATATGAGAATCCACTACTATTACAGCAGCTTTGGTATGAAAATTTTTTAATGGTAATAAAGAAACATCTGTATAGATATGAAAAGTTTTCGCCATTCTACTCTAATATATTTCATTTCTCTAAAAATTCATCAGACCAACTAGATTCTCCAGCTCTTGAATCAGGATAACCGTATTTCCAAGGCCATTTTTCTCTAGCTTTATTAATATCTAATTCATCATATCCTTTCTTTTTTCTATTATAAGAAGCATAATAAAGATACCATAAAGCTTGTTCCCAATAGTCATCTTCTTTACCTCTTTGATGTTCTGGTAATTCCCAATATACAATTATACTAACACCAAATAAGTAAATCCAAATATATGGAGGCCATTCATATCTAGGTGTTCTATATTTATCTTTCCAACCTAAATCTTCACTCATTATGTGAATATAAGCAGGCTTAGAACACCATATTACAGGACTCCAACTCTTTCTACTAACTTTAACATAGCTAGTCAATGGTTTAAAAACTCCTTTTAATTTATTCATAGTTGTTAAAGGATTTTCTAAACTAATGTACAAATACTTTCTCCAATCTAAGTGTATCATAGGCACAAAAAAAGGTGGGCATTACTGCTCACCTTTGATATTTAAATATTTACGTTCACCTTTAAGATTACTATACCATAATATAATATGATGATTTCCTCTATAATCTATATAGGAATCTATATATGGCTGAAAGGTCATTCCTAGTGCTAGGATTATAAATGTAACTAAAATAATTAATGTCATATTATATAAGTATATAAAAATTAATAAATAATTATCTAATGTGAAGCGACAGGGACTCGAACCCTGCGCGGACTTACGTCCTCCGGATTAAAAGTCCGGTGCAGTAACCAGCTCTGCTCTCGCTCCAATAAAAATATCTCTTAAATAAATGGATTTACTCCACATTTTAAGCAAGGACCATACATTTTATTTAATCCGTCTAAATAATCGCGTCCTAATTTCTTTAAAATTCTTTTTAATGTTTTCATACTAATAAAATTACTTAAATAAAGTTTCTAATTATTTATCTAATTTAAATATATCAATTTTCAGAAATAATCAAAGTGTGTACGCACACTTCTTGATATAGATCAATTGATATAAATCAAGATTTATAAAATAATAACTTTAGATATATGTAACATTATTAGTTTTAGGTTTTGGGTGTACTGTGAAATTCGAATTCACGCGTCTATATTTCAAGAATCAGAGCCACAATCTGATGGGATCGACCTCTACCCGAAGTACACCATGTAAAGCGTTTGCGATAGGACTCGAACCTATAACCCTTTGATTAACAGTCAAAAGCACTAACCATTGTGCTACGCAAACATATTATTTTTGTACTCCTACAAGGACTCGAACCTTGATAGCCAGATTAAGAGTCTGGTGCATAATCCCTTCTGCCATAGAAGCATAAACTAGTATAGAGTAGTGGACTTCTTCGACTATTCCTACTCACTTATTAGTCTGCTGGCTCCGTTTGATCTTATGATTATACTAGTTTTAGAGCAAGTAAGGAGAATCGAACTCCCATTTCTAGTATGGCAAACTAGAGCACTAACCATTGTGCTATACTTGCAAATGTCTTCAACTACTTTCCGATAGATGAAGCTCTTTCAGACAGTTTAATTTTGGAATCTCCAATAAGGAGTCTCTAGCGAAATACTGACAAACGTACTACCCTTGTTGCCCTAGTAAGAGTATCTGTATGGCAATTTTTATACAAGCTCAGCCACTTTGCCGGGAAATGAGCAGATAACGGGGCTCGAACCCGCAACTTTCAGATTGGAAATCTGACGCTCTAGCCAATTGAGTTATATCTGCAAATAAGAAAGAAATCTAAGCTTATCCTAATGATACCATTACACACCTTAGGATGTTTTTGATTAGGCTTGGAGGTTTATAGACATAGACTCTGAGCACTTCTTTCTTTGTAGGACAGGTAGGATTCGAACCTACAGCGTATCGTTGTACTAGTTCCTAAGACTAGCGCGTCTCACCAGTTCCGCCACTATCCCACTTATTTATAATTTTTCTAATTTAACTTCAATTATACCACCTTGATAATCAGATAATAACATATTTCCACCACATTTTTGTGATAACCAAATAGGAGAATCATCTGTAAAGAACTCAGAACCAAAGAAATTAAGTAATTTATTCTTAATGTTTTTAATTTCTTGATTAAGTTCTTTTATTTTATCTTGATGCTTTTTCTTATTTAATCCAGAGATTTCAGTTTCAAGTTCCTGTTTTCTCTCATTCCATTTCTTGTAAATATTC